CGCTTCCTAAGCGGCTCGGTTCTACTCAAGCCCTCGGCAGACGTGCCGGGGGCTTTTCTTTATGTCTACTGCGTTAGTGTTGACAATAGGGCTGTGTGGGATAGTGGAGCATGATGACACGAGCCGAAGCGATAGCGCAGGTATCCCTCTTTGTTGATGCCCAAAGTTATCCGCAGATGTCCACAACCGACATAGGGAGCATCTTGGATTCTTTCTCACGGTTCAGCACTTGGACGGCATCTACCACCTATGCTGTCGGTGACCGTGTAGTGCCTACAACGCCCAACGGGCGGGTCTACGAGTGCCGGGTGGCTGGAACATCAGGTACGACACAACCCGATTACCCGGTCTACCCTGCGTATCAGTTTCAAGGCTTCAGTATTGAGGATGGCGCATCTGATCCACGGCTTACATGGGTAGACATGGGGCCTGCTAACATCGAGCGCTACGATGTCAGGACAGCCACCCGGCAGGGATGGCTTATCAAAGCCTCACGGTGTGCAAGCGACATCGATGCTAAGGAAGGCACCTCCGATGTGAAGCTTTCCCAACTCAAAGCACACTGCCTAAGCATGGCTGAACGATACCGCCCGTTGGTGTTCGCATGAGCCCGATTCTACGCGCAACCCTGCAAGCGGGCATGGTACGCAACCTTTGCCAAGACCGAGTAGAAATACATCGCTTCACGCTTACCGAAGACGGCAGGGGCGGTGCTACAGAGACGTGGCGCAAGGTTGCCGAGTACAACGCCAGGCTAATCAACCAAAGCGACACAGAATCAATCGTAGGTGGTGGCATACAGTCATCTGCACAGTGGACGCTGATAGTTGCTGTCGGTGCTGACGTGATGCCGCAAGACCGGGTTTACCGGGTGGGTGATGATGCCCGATATTACGATGTGATCGGTACAGACTTTGGACAGACAGAACTTTTAGTGCAGCACGTAGGGTTAGTGGAGCGTACATCATGACGGCAGAGGCGTGGGTTCCCATTGGCATACAGGCCTTTATAACCGTTACTAGTATCGGTGCCGCATGGGTGGCTATACAGGTCAGGTTGACACGACTGGAGACTCAGGTAGCACACATCATCTCGACGCTCGATGGACAACAGCAGGAAGTGCGCCGCATCGAACAACGGCTCGGTAAACTTGAGAACAAGGTCAGCGCTTTGGAGGCGATCATACAAAGATGAACTCAATATCAATCAAAAGACTCGTGGTCGTTGTGATCGTGGCTTTTGTAGCTGCTTTCACCTCGGTGTTCGGTGATGGAGTCAGAACCGCTGAAGCACGCGACCTCAGCGAGCTCGGCGCAGTGCTGGCACTCTACGGCTCGAAGGCGGTAGCGGCGGGTGTCTCCGCTGCGGTGAGTTCTGTGCTGGCGTTCCTCACGATGCCTTTCAAGGGTGTTGAGGCGAGTGCTTTGAAGGTGGGCAAATGAACCTCCAAAACTACCGGCTAGAACCTAACCCGAATGTTGTCGGTGATTGGTTTGTATTCGGTGACATCTATGATAACGATGGCAACTTACTCGGCACGTTTGGCGAGAATGGCACGTCAATCTTTGCTTGGTGGGCTTTACAAGACGCACAGTTTCAGCAAGGTTACAGCAATCAGTTTGCTGTGATTATGGCTCAAGAAATTGTGGCAGGGACAGCTGAATAATGGCGACATATTACGTTCGTGTAGATGGTAATGACACCAACGCTGGCACAGGGCCTGCTACGAATCAAGCGTGGCAGACTATAACGAAGGCTGTCGGCGCGACGGGTGTAGGTGTAGGCGATACGGTTTACATCGCCCCCGGTATTTATCGTGGTAACTTCACCGCTGGATTTACGAACCCAGCAAATGAAGGACAACGCATAACCATAGCCGGTAACCCTACGGCTTCATTTTTTACAGGTGTAAATGCTGGACCGGTTATTCTTACAAACTACCTAACGGACAATGTCTCATTTACTTTGGGAGATATTTTCTCTATTAGTAAAAACTTTGTAACCGTTCAAGACATGATTTTTTATGGATGGACTCCAACGCCTAGTCCATTTTATAGACCATTCTCAGCACCAGCAGCTAGTGCTTTAAAGTTGTACCGGTGTCTTTTTGGTTTACCTAGTTCTAATGCTCAAAAGCCACCTGTTCTAGTAACTATAAATGCCGGTAGTACTGGACTTGTAATGCAACAATGCGTTGTCCTGAATGGTAGTTTTGCTGTTGGTGCATCTGCACACTCTGGTGCTTGGGATTCACAGACTGTAATCACTGACAATATTTTCATCAACAATAATACAAATGGGTTTAACTCCGAATGTATGTCACTTTCCTCTGGCACATCTGGTCAATTTGGCGGCGTAAAAATTGTCAATAACTACATGCAAGGCGTGTATGGTGTGCGGATGTATAACGCTTTGTCTACAGCCTTCCCATCAGTTATACAGAACTGCTACATCGAAGCATCGACAACTGCAATCACATCTGATGTTGGAAACACCTCGGCTATGTTGCAGACATACAACATACTGAATGCTCCAAACTCTGTTACTAGTGTAAGTTCATCTGCTACCTCAAAAACAAATGCATTCAACCCAATCAATGCATCAATGTCCAAGATTCAAGGTTGGGCAGATTATCCGTTTATAAGCGCGTTATCTAGTCTCAATGCCGGTGTTAGTGCTGGCATCAATACAAACAGTCCAGCAACGGATATCTATGGAACATCGTGGCTTATCCCTGCGACTCCGAGCATAAACGCCGCTGAATACGCAAGTTACACGCCATCAAGTCAATACCTCCCAACCGAGCGGAACGCCTCGACCATCACAATCGCTCCCGGATCCACATCACAAAGCGTTGAACTCTACCTCGGTGCTACAGGTCTAACCTTTGCGACCTCTGGTCTAGCGGCCTACTACGTCCGCAATCAATCCGCTCCGGTGGCTATAACGCTGGTCACGCAGACAGCAACAGGCGCGTGGTCATCTGGTGGCTTTGCTGAGATAAGCTCCTCCCTAGTCCCAGGCGTGTATCGTTTGGATGTCCCTAACGCAGCTTTCGCGGCTGGCGCATCAGATGTCACGATTGTGGTGCGTGGTGCTTCTGGTACGAATGGAGCAGTCTTGACCGTTACACTTTCAAGTGGTGGATTGACGGCAGCGCAGACAGCCGCAGCGGTCTGGGATGCTTCACGCTCTGCATATGCAACGGCTGGAACCTTTGGCGAGTACGTCAATGTGAACGTAAACTCCGGCGCTATCGCTGATGCTGTATGGGACGAAGCTCGAAGCGGACACACAACGGTAGGCACGTTCGGTCAGTACGTGAACGCTGAGTTGGTTACCCCGGTAACCTCTGCCGCTCTGGTTCGTATGGGGCCTTTTGAGGTTAGGGCTGACGGCTTGGGGGCATCTGATCCGCTTGACATTCAGAAGGGCGCACAGCACGGCGTAGACGTCCAATGTGTAGACAACAATGGAGCCGGAATCGACATTACGAGTGCAACGGTAACGGCTAAGGTCTACAACTCTGGTGCTACCTTGGTTGACACGTACGCTTGTACGGCAACCTATGCAGCTGATGGACGGGCAACATTCACGATTGATACGACCGTGACTAACGTGCCGGGTACTTACACGGCTACGATTACACGCACCACCGGAGCATCTGATACGCAGATATTCGGCCCACTCCGCATCTATGTGAGGGACATCTAATGGCACTTATATTTGACCTAACCGAAGACCCTCAGCAGGTCGTGCAAGCCAGTGCGTGGGTCGGTGATTGGCACAGTTACGTGGTTCGCTTGGTTGATGAACTTGGCAGCCCGGTAGACATTACCACTGGCACTCTAGGCGTAACCTTTACCAACATTGCTACAGGGTCGGCTTATACGTTTCCTAGTGGATCCGTTACCCTTACAAAGCAGTACAGCGAACAAGGTATTCTGAGCATTCTCAACCCGGCTGCATATCCTACTGCGGCAGACATCCGGCTAACGGTTTCCTTCACGGTGTCAACCACGGTACGCCGCTTTGGGCCTTTACAAATACAGGTGCTAGCACCATGAGTGTAACCGTATCCCTGAAGACTACCGGTATAGACCAGTACAAGCGCAACCTAGCCAAGATAAACAAGGTTGTTGGTAAAGCTGCGGCAGACGTTGAAAGCACCGCAAAGCGGAGCATCAAGACATCCAGCGGTAAGTATCGTGAGTATGACAAGGGGCACTGGTCAAGCCCTCCAGGCTCACCGCCTAACAGTGATACAGGCTTTCTTGCTAACAGCATCATGCACCGAATGCTTACGGCTACGAGCGCCGAAGTGTCGGCGATGGCAAAGTATGCCGTACCGCTTGAACTTGGATGGACATCGAAGGGCGGCAACACGGTACCGCCGAGACCGTTTCTAGATCCAGCCTTACAGCACGTAAAGCCGGCATTTGTCAAAGCGCTAACCGTGGTGCTGAAGGGTAAGTAATGGCATACGAACCAGCGGTAATCGAGCAATGGATTTACGAGACCCTGAGCGGCGATGCTACGCTCTTGGGTTTGCTTGCTCCTGACAATAAACCTGATGGCTACCAGATGGGCATCTATAACACGATAGCGCCACAGACCGACCCGGTATCAAGGAGACCAGTGCAGGTGCCTTACGTTGTCTTTAGCCGTGCTGGTGCAAGCGGTGACGATGAGGACACCCTATGCGGCGCTCGTGTCTTCACCACGCCTAACTACCGAATAACTGTGTGGGATACTGAAAGCGGAGCGATGAGTATGGCTAGAATACAAACCATTATGAATCGCATCGATACACTTTTGGATAATCAGACGGTGACAACCACGACCCCACGGCTCTATGTCCGCAGGACTTCAACGGATCAAACCTTTACATTATCTGATGGTGGTAGGACGGATTTCGGGGTAACAGCGGTCTATCGCTGCTTGACCCAGCAGTAGGAGTAGACGATGCCTTTTACAAAATCATTCGGTCTGGTGGGCGAGAACTGTGTGGTAACCATCGCTTTTGGTGGGTTCCAAGATGGTTCGCCGACAGCCTTCACATCAAACACTTACACCTGTTTGGCTAGGTCAGTGCGTACATCTACAAGCGTAGATACCGCAGATGTCAGCGCTCTTTGTGACACCACTAAAAAGATGCAGGTTACCAAAGCATCCGGTTCTATCGACATCGAGCTGCTGGTAGACGGCACACAACAGGCTGATGGTTCCCCTATCTTCTTCAACAAAGAGGGCTATTATTGCCAAGTGGTTATCACTCCTGGCGCTTTGAACGCTAAGACTTTTGTAGGCATCGTTACCGCTACTGGTATAAGCATATCTAACGGCGAAGCGGTCACAGAGACAGCAACAATCATGCTCGGCGCTAACGGTGTCGCTACCGCTTGGACATCCGCATAATGGGTATTAAAGCCATCAAGGCGGTTGCCCCTGAAGTAGAACACGGCATCCTTGAAGTAGACCTGAGCGAGTGGGCTGGTGAAGGAGCGGTAGTAAAGTTCCGCCAACCTAAAGCGGCAGACTACTTCCCGGATGCCAATGAGCTACAGAAAATCAGGATGTCTTACGCCGAGATGGCACCTAACCTTTTGGTCAACTGTCTCATTATTGGCAAGTGCTACATTCCGGATATTGATGACCCAAGCGATGTAGCATTCATCCGTGTACTGCTTGACCTAAGCCGTAAGAACACGCAAGCCTTTTACGCTATCTATTGGTCATTCATCGGTAAGTACATCGATGTCAGCGTGACCAAAGAGGTAGACGAAGCAAAAAACGACTCGGCGGTGTAGGGTCAGTCATCGCGTATTACTGCGTGAAATACCTACACCGTCATCCTTCAGAGGTTGACCTAACGCTGGAGCAGATTTGGGAAGTTGCTGTGATTGCTCAAGATCTAGAAAAGCACGAGATCAATATGA